GTGAATCATTTGTGTTTGGAGTTTCTTCGCTAGTGAACAAGTTACTGCCATCACCGTATTCATCGCCAAGAGGCCCAGAAAGCTCATAGATTGAACTTACTACGCCTCCTGCTGGTGGACCTGATACTCCTACTTGAAATCTTTCAATCTGATAGTCAATAATGCTATCAGACCCAGATCCTGTAAACAGATAGGATAAACCTACCCCCATACCAGACACGATAATATTGCTATCATCTAAAAGAACTTCTTCCCGACCATAATTCCATTGTTTAATGATGGTCAGATGTCCATTTATGCCTACATCTTCAGCAAAGTTTCTCATCTAAAATATATCCTCCACTTGAGGGTCAGGTCTTTATAATCTTCTTGATCAGTGGTAAAGCACAGATTTTTAGATAATCCTTTTCTACAGAATAATCTATACTTTCTAGGATTATTTAGTACACTGAAAGCAAAAGGAGGAGTATTATCGTTCCTAAGAGATTTATTCATATCAATGGTCCAAAGACCCATATGATAAATTCCTCCATAAGCATTTACATGACCTAAATCACCAGAACCTATGAGAAGAGAATACTCTACAAAAGGGAATCCTTGATTTGTTTCTTCTACGGGAGCGGAGAGGCATAATCCACTAGCTATGCTACTCATAAGGTATGTCGCGTTTGGAACCGAAGACATAACATTGGTTACAAAACCAGAAACGTCCATGGAGCTAGCTTCATTGAAAGTGCTGTAGACCTTGCTTATGGCTTTAATATCCCCTGTTGTAGGGCCGTCGTAAAAAACCCTTTGAGGCACAAGAGAATTACTATAAGGAGTGCTACTACCTTCTGGGAACGCTCCTAGTAGAGAGGCAGCAGTATAGTAAGAACTTAAATCACCACTAAAAACAGTATCCTCCATCATCGCGCTCATGATGGCGGATGGGAGGAAATTACAATGCTGACCATTTCCAGGAAATACGGAGCTAACCGAAACTTCAGCCACCACAGCAGAAGTATTAGTATCTACTTCTAAAGTTTTCATGACAGGATTAGGCGAGCTTGGAAGTTGATGCATTTTTGCCTTATCTATTCTAAGAGATCTTTCCTTATAAGTAGGAGTAAAATCTGGATTATAGAAAGAGTCTGCGATAAATTCAGTTTTAGAAGGAATAAAAACAAAAGGAGCTATTGGAGAGGTTCCTGTTGGAAGGAAGCCATCATAAAAATTTATTAAAGCCTCCTTATCAGAATCAATACCCCTACCTCCATTATTAAAGTAATAAGACCCTGTACCAAACGAGATGGCTTGAATTCTATAGTTAGACGCATCCAGAATGGAACTGGTTGGAGCCTCAAGACCTGAAAGGGATGGCGACACCGTCATGATATCAGCGAGTAACTCTCCAGCACCATCAACAAGCATGTTGGGTTCCTCAAGAATTAGCTTATCGCCATCCCATATTTCTACTACTCCTCTCATCAGTTTTCGAACTCCACTTCAGTATATTGTCCTGTCCCTGTATCTTCTACACTCTGTATCCAGTCTGGGTGAACTCTATAATTTAACCTACTCCCTCCACTAACTTCTAATGTTCCTGAAGTTATTGTGGCATCCCTAGAAGCAAGAACTGTGGCATACTTGTCAGTGCTTAATCCTAGCATACCATTATAGAACTTTAAAATATCTGCTAGTTGATCTTTAGAAAGTTCTAATTTATCTTCTTTAACAAAAGGTCTTAATGGCGTACCGCTACTTTCTATACCATGCCCAGTTCCTATGCCAGCATAATCTCTTAATGTCACATCTTGTAGTTGAATATCATCAATAAGGAGATACTTGTCATTATTGTTTTGAGGGACAAAGAATATCTCTACAACATAATTAGTATCATCTCTATTTACTTGTTCAGTAATTACGTACTCAGTATCTTCTATAGGAATAATCTTAAGATACTCAAAGTTATTTTTATCAGTAAAGTTTCTAGTATCGAAAGTAAATATTACATCTTCAAAGAATGAATTTTTTATATCATTAAGTGATTTATCTAAGCTAACTCTACCTCTCAATAGATTAGCTAAACATTTGGCCCCTTCTCCAAAAGGAGGCTCACGTAGTTCAAAGTTATGTAAGTTAGCCAAAGAGTCTATTACTGTCTTAATAGAAAGTCTTTCTTCCCTAATAGGCTCCCATTTACCTCTAGGAGTCCAATTCCAAATTAAACCATCTACTGGATCTGTATGAATCCAAACTCCTAACTTTCCTCCACCTAGGAAACTTATGTTCTCATCAGCTATAAGAGATTTTATTTTTAGTGAAAACTTATGATCTTTAATGAAGTGGTTTCTGCGATCTCCATACGCAGATAAATCAAAACGAAGTCTAGGTAAACCACCTACTGATTTTGCTTTAATAATTCTATTAGAAACTAAAAAGTTTTCTTTACCTTTAACTTCAAAAGAAGGATCTACACGGAATATAGAGAATTGATTCTGGGCAGGAGCGCCTGAAATATCACAAAACTCAATCCCACTAAGGATGTGTGGATTTCTAAGCTCTGCATTGTTCACATTCCCCGACACGAATGTTCCAGATAAAGGTATAACCCCCTGTCCAGCATCACTAGCTATGTAAGTTCCATCTGCACTTTCATTCCAAACACTAGTAGAATTGATGGCGCTGGCAGAGGTAACACTAGATGCTACAAAGTTTCCTACAGCGGAACCATCAAGTTCCAAATCACAATTGAATAATCCTTTGCCAAATACATGTCCAAAGATATTGCTTCCTGTCTTTTCTATTTCGTTAGCTCCTAAAACATGGCGACCGAAATACCTACAATAATCACGATGAAGCTTATGTATTCCTTTTCCAAACTTAAAGTTTTCATAATCTTCAAATGAGTTTAGAACATAACCATCAGCAATATATTGATTAGCCAAGCTTTGACGATTGTCCTTCCAATAATCATCTAATCCGTAAGATGGAGTTTTTAGAATTGTTTGTTCAGCAAAATCTAAGGCTTTGGCTTCAAAAAGCTCATGCATAGTATTGTAAATCTCAGGAACTTGACATCTATCAATATATCGAGCAGTCGCTGAAGCTACCTCTGGCATCTTGGCGTTAGAACCTAAAGAAGACAAGCCTCTGTAAGGAAAGGTCGCGCTGCTGTCTACCCCAGAGAACGCTCTGGTAGACCTTAGACCTTCGCACTCGTTCCAAACTCCAGAGGGGGCCACAGGATCAACCACAGGGTGGAATCTGCCAGCCGAAGCCACGTAGCCTAAGGTAAGCTCTCCTAGAGAAGAGGGCATGGAGTTCTCTAAAGTTGATGGATCAAAGCTCACAGGGCCATTAAATCCTGTGCGATCGTAATACCCTTCGTGAGGAAGAAGATACTTTAAGTTTCTTCTTCTTAATGCTCTTCTTCCCACAGAATTAAAGTCTGTGATGACGGCGGTTCCACTTAAAAGAGTGTCGGAAAAATCGTTTACTTTATCCCTTTTGAAAGTGTTTAAACCTCCACCCGCTCCATCAGATCCCCTACCATCATCTCCACCGCCTGTAGCAAAAGACATAGTGGTTCCACTTGATTCGTAGTTACCAATGATAGAGGCAGAGGTATAACCAGCAGTATTATCATCTTTGTCAAAACCGACATAATCGTAATCTGTGCTAGATAAAACAAAAAATTCCTCTGCGCTAGCTGATAAGTTTACCTTCGGGATAGTATGTGCTGGGGCATACTCCCTGGTCACTCTAGAAGCTTCATATAGGGCATACTTTCCGTCTGCTTCTAGCGTGGTTTTTGAGAAATCTAAATCTGTATCTTTGAAGTTTAAGAAAAGATGTGATGATTTTCCATTCCACAAAGGAAGAAGATTCTTCTCGTAGTCGGAAATGCTAAGCATTACATCATCGAAGTTTGGTGCTGTCTGTACAGAACTAAAGAAGAAAAGAAACTCATTAAGTGCCCCTAGATCCGTTTCATCTGTAGCAGCATATTCCATAATGTAGTTTCCTACTTCGTCAGCAAACTCCTCTCTAACTAAGAAGCATTTTAGTCTTTCTACTATGGTGTCTACTATTTTTTTAGTTACAGAGCACTCCCTGTAGTATTTTACCTCATCAAAGGGGGGAATGGGATAATTAACCTTTCCTCTGTAGCTGAATAAAAACTCTAAGTCTCCTTTGAACTTTAAGAATATTGGATCTATTTGATCTGCTAGATCTAGCCTAGGACTTTGTCCTGCTAAGTAAACCCCTCTGCCTAAAGGTCCGTCCGCATAAGAGGCTTCCCAAGCTTCTCCATAACCTAACCCACGATAAAGATCTTTATAAGCCTGATAACCATCTTCAGTTTCTATGTGAGCATAGAAGGGTTTCATCTCTGGGTCATTTAATATTGTATATCTGTCTTGCTCAATACCTTGTTGATCTAAAATATTGAATCGGCAGACAGGCCAGCGATCTCCAAAGAATACAAAACTATTTGGATCAGATTTGTATGCATCCAATAAGATACTATCTGTTACGATTTTAAGATTTTCTTCAAGGCTACTCGTACTGTACGCACCGACTGATCCAGCGACTGCAAGCCTAGGGGTCCAAGTATCTAAGTTGAGGAAAAGAGGCGACTCGGTCCCTAAAGAGTACCAAATAAGAAAGGGGACGTAGGATTCCCAAAGCTCTTGAATATTGCCAGATAGATCGAAAGAAGAATCCAGGATTAGAGTATCGACAGCCTTTTGCATCGCCTCTAGAGTTCCAGATTTTTTATATAATTCTATTGCTAACCTAAGCTGTTGTCTCCATTTAGCTGGGGAGTTTCCTCTTAGCTTATATCCTATGAGTTGAGCAAGATATTGTATTTGATCATCAGGTATTCCGTCAATATCGTAGATGCGTTCTAAGTTTTCTACTTCATCAGAAATATCAGCAAAATGATATCCCAGCATATTCGAGAACTTTCTATGGGGGCCTTTTGATACAAGATCATTTAAGTCTACCCCAGCGTCCATGTAGCTATCAAAAGCTTGTTTTACTTTAAAATCCTGTTCATCAATATACAGTGGAGAGTAAACAATATCTACAAGAGTATTAAGGGCATCCAGCTTTTGTGTTCCACTTGTATATGTTGCTACAATCCCATCGCTTGTATCGAGCACAGCGTCAGCAGCGCCAGATACAAAAGAAGTAGGGATATACGATCCAAACGAACATGTCTCATTGTTTTTCCAAAGGTATTCAGTTAGTCCTTTTATACCTTCTAGTGTTTTTAAAGTTTCTCCTACGTATAAGGAGTTAAGAGACTCTAAGACATAACTAGAAGGAGAGTATGTAAGACCTCCATCAGCAGAAGTATTTAAGAAATAGAACCAACCTAAAACATCTACAAGATGATTATGAATAGAGCTAGCATCAGAATTAGAGGTCAATGCTGATAGCGTAGTTATATTATCTTCTAAAGTTCCAGGTTTAGTTTGGGAGGGAGGTATTATTTGAGGCAGAAGCGTTCCAGAAAGATAGCTTCTAAATGCGGCACTAGTATCAAAATTAGCTATACTCTTTCCTAAAGGTAATAAAATCTTAGTCTCGAAGAGAAAAGGATTTATTTTAGTAAGATCATTTTGCTTTACAAAATACTGGCTGATTCCGCTAATATTTCCTAAAGAGCTGGTCTGAGTATTCTCTACACCAGAGATAGAAATAACTTGAGAAATGTTGTCTGCTAATTGTACGTGCCTGTTGATTAGATCAGATACAGGATTCAGTTCAGTCCCACTCAACTCCAAGTCTTTTCTTTGATACACGTCTGGTGTAATTAACTCAACTAACTCTACGTAATTAGTTTTAGAGTAGTTTCTTGGCTTTGATGTGTACTTTTTACTTCCCATCAGTCTAGAAGGCTTACAGATATAGTAAGGTTATTTAGTTGAATGATTTCATTAAAATCAATTGTAACGTCTTGATCTAAATTTTCTATACTAGAAAATCTAACCTCAGGAACTTCAAAAATTTGTCTATTCAGTTCTGCTATGTTGAGATCCTCTCCAAAATCCCTATTGTCTGCGTTCATGTATCTAAGGATTTTATCTCTAACTTTAGCTTTTATCTGATCTTGATTCTCTTGCTCTTCTCGATCAATAGATATATTAGTATCTAAGTCTACTGTTCTAATCAAACCATCTACAACAACAACATCATCAGTAGCCATTTTCTTTTTATTAATAGCAGCTAAAAGTTGAGTTTTAAAATTAGTTGTTGCTCTTTGTAGCTGAATGTCTGAGGCTTTCTCTAGAACATAGATATCAATTACGTTAGCCGAGGCGTAAGCTTGTCTAGTCGCTGCGGTTGCTTTTCCTACAGTTCCGAAGCTACTGATAAATGTATTAGCAAACACCGAGTAATCCTCGATAGTTACGATACGATCTTGTCTTCTAAAAGTAAGAGGAGCATACTTTTTAGCATGTTCAATAGTTTCTGCATTGGCTCCACCAGTGCCCTTACTGGTATTTGTAATTATTCCTTCCCTGCCTCTTTGTGTTGTTATTTTAGAATTTATGATATCTCTAGGAATATTACCTCTAGTTCCTCCACCCACTCTATATTCAACAGTAAAGCTTGCGGTATCCTCAGGCATAGCTCCTACTGTGCCGTCTCCAAAAACCACTGTAGCCTTATAATCTTCATCATAAACAACCTCAAAGATTGTATCAGAGGATCCAGAGGCGTAGAAAAGGTTGGGAACCTCTGTGTATGCTCCAGTAGTAGCTGGATTTGGACTGGTCACATATACTCTAACGCTGCCATCCACTACAGGCCCTTGTGAAAGGGGGATAGTTTTGATTCCTTCAGTAGCAGCAAACTCTCCTGTATCGATAGCTAAAGCCCCTTCTTGTAAAACAAAGTTAGTAAAAACTGTTGCTGGGTCATTGTCCGCTTCAGTTTTATAAAATATTAAATTTCCATCAGAGTTAACTTGATCAACTAAACCATTAACAACTTTATATAAAGTGAAAACCAGAGATGCTCCATCCTCTGGGGAGCTTATTGTAACAATTCTGTTGCTGGGGTCGATTCCGTCACTAACCTCTGTCATATTTGTGTTGAGGGTGATTTTCGCATCGGCAGCAGCAGAAAGAGGACCT